AAATAAGTAACATAATAGGTTTCTCCTTGAGCAAGAGCATTAGAATCAGCAAAATTTAAAGAGTTATCTCCAAACTCATAAGAGACCAAAATCTCATCAAAGAGATACTCGTAATCAATAAAATAATCACCTCTAGAATAGTCTACAATGGGAGTAGATGCCCCATTAAGACCTAGACGATAGGTGATTAAAACAATCTCTCCTGAAGCTTCTCCGTGAGTTCCATCTAAGGTTACGGTGTAACTTGAAAACGAACTAGCTGTCAGCTCTTGATTATCCGACAGGCGTACAATAGCATCAACCCCTACAATCTCAGCGCCGGGACTAATAACTGTAGCATCTAAGGTCAATCCGGGCTGAATAACTAAGGTCTCTTGTTTAGTAAAGACCCCTACTGTAACTCTATTATCTGAAAAGCTAGCCCCTTCAACAAAGTTAGCCGGAATTACGTTGTTAGTAAGATCGAAGTGGTCATAGATACCACGAACTTCCCCAACATCATCCGAAACCGTGATGACTCCTGACTCTACCAAATAAGGAAGACCAAATCGCCCATATCGCTCATCTGAAATATCTAATTCTCCTGGTTGAACCGTTGAATCTTCAAAAGAAGACATCGATAAAACCTTATTATCTCCTTGGGCAAAAGAAATAGAATTGTAAAGCTTGTTTACTCCAATAAGATGATCAAACTGAGTTTGAATCAAAAACTTTTTGTAATTGATAGTTCCAAAATCGGCATCTTGATCTGATTCAACTCCAAGATAAACCACTCCGTTAGCGTAATCAACTAGGTATTGACCCACTGAGCCCAACCGATCAAGGTTGTCTTCGACATCTTCGGTTTGTCCATCAAAATAAAGCTCTTGCTGGAACAAATCTGTTCTAGAAAAGCTAACTGAACTATTGAAGCTCGAACCCCTAACATCATCTGAAGCAGCAATGATATTATTATTAGCTAGAGGAAATCTTGATACTAGAAGACCACCAGTATTGGAGGTTCTGGTGTCTTGAAGAAGAAGTTCGTTAGCTACTACCTGAAAAGATACTTTCTCTCTGGTAATTGTCTCAATCTTGGGAGGAGTTTTGTAATTAAAGTAAATTGACGAATTGTTAAAGTGATCAATGGTGTACACCTCTCCAGAGGTCTCATTATAGATACGGAAAACGTTAGTAATAGGTGTGTTGAGAACTTGAAGAGAAGTTGTAGAGGTTAAACGATTATCGATACGTTCATCAATACTTTCGGTATGTACCTCGGCTGAAAAATCAGTTCCTATAATCAGGCTATTTTGATAATCAAAGAGAATTTCAATAGGAAGACCCTCTAAGTCTCTTAAAGGAGAGCGAACCACCTCATAAGTAGTTGGATCATAAGTATAATCCAAATCTGCTACATAAGTCTTACGATATGTGTAATTCGCTACTGGAGGATAGTCTCCAGTGCCATCATTGATAGAAGCTCCGTAACAATAGACAGTTCCGGTAAGATAATCAACACAGTATTGCCCAACACCTGAAGGAAGGCTTTCGATATTAAACGGGATCTCGGTTAAGAAAGCTGGGTGAGTTTCCGAAAACGGAGGGTTAGACTGAGGATCTAGGAACTCTACTCCCCCAGTTGTTAAAACGTTATTGGAAGAGTTGATTATTGGGTAATGACCTAGCGAAAAGATGGTGAGAATTGGAGGAATAACTTCGCGAACCGCTTCTTTAACCTCAGTAACCTCTACTGTAGCGGCTTCTACTATTCTTCCTAAGCTCTTGTACTCGTATCCGATAAGAACCTCATCGTCAGCTCCTAAAGGTTCGAACCCGGATTGATCAAAAACCGTAGAGTTCAAGCGAATCTCGTTGGATTCTAATCCTGCGTAACTCGAAGCAAAATCTTGATCGTATCGGTTATCAGCTATCTGATAACCTAAAGAACTAAGATTGTAAGTAAAACTTTGCCCGGAACCATACCGAAACACAACCGAATTAACTCTAGTAACCGGATAGTTAAAGGTTCTAAGAGTTAATTGATCAAAGGTACCTACGGTTGTTCCAGCCACCAAGGTCTCTGAAACCCTAGTTGCTTGCAGAGTAACAGGGAAAAATGGAAATTCTGGATACTCAATAGCTCCTTCGAAACTATCCCCATTTAAACTTCTGCTAACAGATAGTACTTGATAAGCGTTTTCTTCATTGAGACGATCTAATGGACCCCCCCCTCGTGTCTTAACTTCGTTCTGAACCAAAAACGAAAGATAGTTATCATTCTTGAGTTTCTTGGCATCATAATAGGCTCTTTGAAGAACCTCTGCTAAAGCATCAATAACCGAATCAATTACCCCACCAGAATCTAAATTATAGATATCGTTAGAAAGGTTGTAGATTAACCGAGACCGGAAAATATTATCAGCGTATCCTGATCCTAAGAATGAATAGACGTTGTTCCTTCCATCAATTTGAAGAGAATAATCTCCGTGCAACGAATTGAAAGGGACACTATTAGAATTAAAGGTAACAAAGTAAAGAGCTAACGGAAAAAGAGGTCGAGTATTAATCCTAAGCTGATTGTTTTTAATGGTAACTGAAAGAATTTCTGGCTCTTGAACTCCAGGAGTATTTACTTCTAAGGTAATATTAGAAGTATTGATTAATGGGTTGAGAGGCTGATTAAAGGTGACAACAAGCTTTCGAGGAGTTTGAGCCTCGACCGATTGAATTTTTAAAGTTCCCATTTAGCGCGTTTCTTTAATTATTGTTACCTGGTTAGCTTGGATAGCCTGATTTCTTTGGGCTATAATCGACAAAACCGAACCATTCTCTCCAGTTTTGTTAAAGTAATAGACCCTAACTCGATCTACCCCTGAGATACTATATGCAGTATTTACTAAGTCTGACGAATCTACTGTAGCTCCACCTTGACTTACTGTCAAAGCCGCTGAGACCGCATCCTGTACATTCTGTATAACTACCGCAGCCGAGTTAACGAAAGCCTCCGACACCACTACATACATCGTAACATCTGCCAAAATTGTTTCAGCTCCCTTCACCAACACATCGTCAGTTACCGGGCGCCCTACCTCAATTGCCAGCGTAGCATCATCAATCAACTTGTTAAAGAAACTGGTAATCGTAATTCTCTCATTAGCTTTAGGAGCCGTATAGTTATAGATACCCTTATATCGAGTCTTGAACACGGGCTGGTTTAAGTTACTAAGCGTAAGAGTAGCGGAAGGACTAGTTGAAGAACTGAAGCCGGAAGAAATACCTACCGAAGCCACTGTCAACCAGCGCTTGTTGGTATAAAGAGTTCCTGGCTTAGTAAACGCCACTTCCTCAGTATCAAGCGTATTAGCTAAGTAAAAGATAACTGAAAGACGATCTCCTATCTCTATGGTGTTAGAAAGATTGTGAGAAGTGCTTGGTAACTTAATTTGAAAGACGGAAAGACTGGAGTCTTGGACCGACTCGTTTAACCAAAAAGAGTTATCAACCAATTGATAATTTAAGATATCAAGCTGGTCTAGAGTTGAAGTTATCGTATTCCCAGATGTTTCCACCTTGTTAACTTGAATTAAGCGAACCACCTTATAAGTGGAAGGAAGTGATTGCTTAGAGTTGAGACCTAGCGCAGTCCGAGCAGCTGCCGAAAGATCAACTGTTAAACCTGCCGCTGTCGCTGTTAAAACCCCTTCTACCCGAAGTAAGGAAGTCCCTGAAACCAAGAAAATACCGGGAGAAATGGTTCCATTAACAGTTAGTCCCAACGGGCTCGGAGCTTGACGAAGGTTTTGAACAACAGTTGAACCCGAAAACAAGTTCGAGGTAGGCTGATACCCTAAAGAGTTGGTCCCAGTAATACTCCAGGTGTTTTGATTACGTAGAGCAGGAAGATTAGAGAACAAAGTAGCTGGCAGAAGGGTATTAACATTAGCCAAGTAGTTAGCTTCAACTATTGTCCCAGCTGTCGAAGATGTAGAAGGTACAGTAATTACATTCCCTGAAAAACTGCCTCCTGTGTAGATATCAGAAGCATTATAGACCACTGTAACTACTTGACCAAACGATCCAACGGTATCTGAGGGTAGATAAATAGTAAATCCTGAAAAACTACCGTCATTCTCAGAAGTTCGATACAATTGAGCCCCATCCGAACGAGTTACCGATACTACGTTGGTGACTTCGGTAGCAACTACAACAGCCAAGCGTCCAGAAACCAAAGAAATACTAGAGGTCTCTTCAACAAAGGTGTTTAATGAAACAACTGAAGAAATCGGATGTGTAACTGTTGCTGTTAGAAATGATCCTGAGGTTACCAAAGAGGTTCGTTCACGAGCCACTCGGTTAGAAAAACCCCAATCAATGGAATCTTCTACAGTTCTAATATTGAAATCTGTGGATTTGTTATCAAAGTCAATATAGGGATCGTAACTGTAAACCCAAGTGTAATCAACTTGAAGATTGTCTGAAATGGACGGAAGGGATTTGCCCGAGATAATAATTCTCCCTGTAACATTGAGAGAGCCAGTTCCATCAGGGTTCTGATTAGTTACAACATACCGTTCCCCTGTAGAAAGGTTAAATACTCGGGTAACCGAAGTTACCGGAAAGTGGTCTAACTGAATCGAAGTTCGATTAGATGGAGAAACCGTAGAGTTCTCATTAGTTACTACGATATTCTGAGTAGCTCCTTCAATCCCCGTTACATCTAAGTAAGTCAAAGGATCTTGACCGTTGAAAGTCGACTTGGTACGATCTTCATTAAAGTCGTCAATTTGATTGTTGATCCACCGAAGTTTATCAAACGCCCAAGGCGAACCTGCATAAGCCCCAGTATCTTTAACTAATTCGTAGTTACCAGTAACTCGACCAAACTCATCTACTGACTTTTCAACAAAGTTAGGTCCAGAAACACTACCAGAGACCGAAATTATGTTATTGATAGGTTGGTTAGGAAGTACCCCGGATTTTAGATCGTCAATCCGTTTACGAGTAACCGTTTTACCAGCATCATCCGCTAATTGTCCAAGAACAAAGTCGTTGGCTGAATTGGTAGGATCTCCAGTATTAGATTTGTCGTGGTAGACATAAGAATCTGATGTTTGCTGAAGACTAGCTCCAAAAACAATCAAATCAATCTTGCCCCCAGTTCCCTCTGAGATAATGGTTCTAGTTCCGTCCTCGGCTATTGAGACTTGAGTTCCATCTCTGGTCATCAGGTCATCACCTGGTTCAATTACCTGAACATCAGTTACCGCAATTGAAGAATTACGAATCAAGCCAGCGTAGCCAGTTGAGGTTCCTGTGTTAGCTCCGTTAAGAGCCGCAATAGCACGGTTTCGGTAAGCGGCATCATTCTCAGCTGCTGATCCGCCACCTCCCGGCACCACGTTAACGATATTTGAAATAGTATCGGAACTAATACTTGCCATTCCGTACTTAGGAACGTTACCTTGAACTCCTGGGGCAGTAGCCTGAAGAGTAACCTGAACCGCATAACTCTCAGTTAATCCCAAGAAATCCAGATCGGACTTGTACTTGGCTGCCAAAGACTTATAGGTAGAGGCTAAAGCTTTGGCTACCGTAGTGTTATTGAGAACAGTAAAACTAGAGCCATTCTTGGCTAAGGCTAAGGTTCCTTTAGGAATAACGAAGTCAGAATCTAAAACAGAGAACAAGCAGAGAGCTGAAACGGTGGCTACTGAACCAGTTTTACGAGGAATTGTATAACTGGAGAAATACTTGTCTAGATCGGTTCCAATGGAGGTTCTGGGGCTCTGAGCGGATTGAGCCTTATTTACCTCCTCATAGAGATAAGAAAGTTGTTGAGATGGACCATCAATAACGACGTCTCGGATGGAAGAACCGAGTTTGACGTCCATCTTGGGCTGTGAAGTTCGGTAATACTCAAGGAATCCCTTGACTATGTCATTGTTAGTCCTAACTCTTACCACGATCCCTTAAAAATAAGCATCTCCATTGGATGCAGTCTTAGGCTAAGGCAACATCCGAAGCATCCCGACGAACCATTGAGCTCTGTCCAGCGTCCACAAAGGTATAATCGTAGCTGTTTAACACAATAGAAGAAGGCGGTCCTGAAACATATGTTGCCAGCTGAGACCCATTGTAAAACACCTTGAGTACCCCTGACCCGGACTTCTCCGATGTCAGATTTGCCTTGAAAAGACCCGAGCCATCATAAACAAACTCTCCTACCGTTCCCAATGTAGCAGTAGCCGATAAAGATTCAGCTAATTGAGACGAGCAAGTATCATTAATTCCAGCAGCTACAGGAGTACCAGAGGCATCCTTAAGAGTGATTTGAATAACGATGGGGCGACTAGTAAACTGGGTATCTGGAACTAGTTCGACCGAAGTAGTGTAAACGGAAACAGCAGCAGATAGTGAGTTACAAAGAGCTGCCGAAGTCTGGTCAGTTAAAGTTCCAAGACATGTGGTCATCGCAGCCTGGAAGATTGCCGCAGATTCGGCAGTAACATTGGCTCTAAAAATAGCTAAAGCACTGGTAACACAGTCTAACGTTCCAGAAACATCAGGAAGAAAGGAGGTGGAGTTAACCTTAGGAAGTCGAATGTCTAAAGGAACAATGCCGTTATCGATGGAGATCTGGTTGATAACCTCTTTTTCAGCGGCTACCTCGGGAATACACCCAAGGGTCGTAAGATTAAATCCTACTAGAGCTGGAGCATTGGGTTTCCAAGTAAATTCAACAGAAAAAGTTAATTGATCGTCGGCTCCTGGTAAAGATGTAGAAGAAAGAGCCGTTTGGTGAATAAAGGTGTTGAGAGTTCCTTGTACCCCATTTATGTAATAAGGAGATCCGTCAACATAGACCAATCCGCCTTGCACTTGAAGGGTACCATCGCCAGCTTCTTGAATCTCATTTTGATAATCATAGACCCCTTGATAAGGAAGAGCCGTAACAATGCAATCCTTAACTAAGAAAGTTCTTGGACCATAACCATCGTTGATCCCAAAGATATCGGGATTGATATTGATGGTAAGATCAACAGTGTAAGGAGCTCGCTTAGGAGGAGTTGATTTATTAAATGAAACCTCTTCAGGATAGAAGATGTTATTGAGGGGTTCGACCGGAGTAGAGATTAAGATGATTTGGTAATCCGAAGAACCAGCATCATAGAGTTGCCAGGTTTCCGAGCGGAGGGGAGGAATGGTAACGGCAGCTGCCAACTCAGGAGTGATACCAAAGACTGAAGCAACATCAACCGAAACCTCTCGAGTGTAAACCAAGGTACCTTGAGTTACAATGATACCGTCAGGAGTCTTCTTAATGAAACTGGGACAAAGGGAGGGACCGCAACATCCCGTATCGTCATCATCACAGATAAGAGGAACTGCCGTCTTAGCAATAGTCTCGATAATCTGAAAAATGACATTGAGACTAGAAAGAATAGCTAAAAGGTTCTTGATCTCACAGAACAACGCGGCAATCTTCTTTGCGACCGCTAACATAGACTCGGCGTTTTGATAGGACACCGCATTACCAAACTCTTTGAGGTTGTTAATGATCTGTTCAATGATACCAACAATCTGCAATATCATATACTCAATTAACTTCAAAAGAAGAAGAAGAATTGAGATAATCATTACTAAAAGAGATAGTGGGGGGAATAGCTTAAGGTAATCTGGGACGCAAAAAACAAATAGCTCTTTTAACTTTTCCGCCATTGCGAAGGGATTTGGAAAGGCGCAGACTATATTTAACAGGCACACCGGCATTTTTAATAAAGCCAAGAAGAAATTATATATAGACAAAAACGGCGCAATCTGACTTAAAATATTGGATACAACTGAATAAGCAGTTCTAATATCTAAATCGTAATTACCTTTAAATGTTCCCGAAGGAAAAACAGCACTAATAGAATTTATTAACCCCAAAACATCTTCAATCATTTCCGCTGGAAGATCAAAGCCCGGTAAAGGAAATTGAGTTGGACTAATAGGTACACCAAATCCAGGAATTGGACTTAAACTTGGCGTTATAGGATTTAGAGACTGATCGTCTACAGAACAAGTCATTTTACTTCTTTAAACGTTATTAACTCATTGATATCAGTAATTTCAACATTACTACAATCTTCTTTTGTGAACCGAATGGGTTTAATTATTTTACCACGACCATTAAGACCTCTAGAATTTTCTAAAATATTAACCCTGGCATCTAAAGGTCTAAGATTACTCAAAGCCCAGCAAGCCAGAAATTCGGGGTCTGAAATATGCTTACCTTTGAAATATGATTTAGGAATGATATGATCGAGTTGCCATTTTGGTTCTAAGTCATGAGTCTCAGGGTTATATACCCCCCAATTACTCCAATTCATCCATGGCTCAAATTGAGATTCTATATGAGCTTTAAGCTCCTCTATACTGTACGGAAAATATTTTTTAAACGATTCATTTCGTGGTTTTGTAAAAACAGATTTAATCACCGCACTAGCGTAGCACCTAAGTTTAAACACAGGATCGTTCCTCATTCTTTTTCTAATCCTGGCGTTTTCCTTAGTTCGGTCTTTACCTTTTTCCCTAAGCCGTTCAAGTAATCTATATTTTTCAGGATTAGAAGATCTCCTAGCATTACGAGTTTTATTCCTACAATCTTTGCAGTTATCAGAATACCATAAACCAAATCTAAATAGTTTAATATCTAACTCCAAATTACAACCTACACAGATTAATTTTTCTACCTGCCACTTATTAAAACTATCTTCGATTCTTTTATGAGAATCTTCAACTACTATATTTGATAAATTCCAATAATCATCAAAATCATTTGAATTAGCAACATGGAATAAGTTCCAGAATTGTCCAACAGCATCCTTAGCCACATGCATCTTCCAGTTTTCCCAATGCATCCAATCCTGCATCTGTGACTGAACATGATTTCTTAAATCTTCAAGCGCGTAAGATAACTTAGAGCTCCACCAACTACCATCACTTTGTTTCTCGAGGAAAGTTTTACCGTCTATTTGATAAAAATACTTAAGCAACCTATAGAAATTAGGTTTAAATGAACCATCTTCTTTTGTATTCTTAGGCTTTTCTTTAATAAGAAATTTAGTTACAGTATTATGATTTTTTTTAACACACTCGATACACTTATAATCTAATCTGCCGCCTCGTACATAAAAATTGTCCTTATCTTTTCTGTAACCACAATCGCAACAAACTCTTTTAAATGGATCGTACTCAGGATCGTTATAAGCACAACCAAAACACGTCTTTTTATACTTATCAGGTACTCCGCTTTTTCCTTTAACAAGTAAAGGAAAGTAATCCATAACCCTTTCCGTATTGCATTTTTTACACTTCTGCGTATCCACTTTATCCTATTGTTGTTTCAATTGGGAATCTGTTGATTACCCTTTTACTAGATTCAGCATACATTACGATATTTTCAGCCTCTACCTCGAAATTACCCAGGGTCTTGAAAATTATAGATTGAGCCGCCGAAAATGTCATAGTTCCAGGTGTTGCCAATGTAATTCCTTCCGGACCCACTCTAATAATCGACAGCTGCCCGTTACAATCTACCCTAATATCCAGAGTTCCATTCCTATAGGTATCATTCTGATCCTGGAATCTAGTGTCAAATGAATTGGGGATCCCTGGTCCACCAATTGTAATAAAGATATCACCATCGTTCGATGATGCCCATGAAATCCCGTTCTTGTCTCGACCAAAATTAGTTACCACCCCGCCAGCTGTATCCAATATCAAACTCTGTCGGTCAGATGTATTGGCTCCAAAGCTGCCGGTTAGGCTTCCATCCATCGAGATTGTTCCTGACCTCCCACCTGCATTGGCGTCCTCTCCAGCGATGGTAATGGTGTCCACCACCACTGACTTCAATGGCTTCCAAAGACGATTTAAACGGGCATTGGGGTCCCAAGGAAGCAAGGGATACGGAGGTGTTGCCTGTAGATAGGGAGCCGATTCTTGAAAGTTGAGTATGGTCTTGCTGATATCGTGGAAAGCAGTTCCGTACTTAATTGGTAGTCCAGTAATCCGATCTAAAGGTGCTGCATACCCATCAAGATCGGTAGAACCACCAGAGATTTTGATAGGAGCATATCCCGCAAAACTACTAAGATAAATATCTTGATAGTTATCCGGCTTAAGAAAAGCGTTGGGGTCTGTACCATCTTGATATGACTTGAGAACTGAATAATTTTCAGCTCTAGTTAACAACGGAAGATTACCTGTTTCCGAACTAGCGGGAACATTGAATTTAAACTGCCCCTCTTTATCTACATCAAAAGAAAAACGGCTAAGCCCTCGAGCATAGTTTGAAGTATCATTTGGGTTGGGAGGATTAAGATGATCCCCTAAGTCTTTCTTAGCATTAAGTTCAAAATGGAACCCAATAGCTTTCCGGCTCTCCGTTAACATCCTAGCATAGGCATCGGGACGATCGTTGCCCGCTAAGGTTAATGAATCTACCTTACCTAAAGGTATGACGGAACGGTTGATATCCAGAATGTTTCCAAAGAGATCGGCTCCTGTACCAGTAATTACCTCAGCCCAAAGGTTAGGGAACTCTTGTGATAAAGAGAAAGCATCCGTTCGGTTATTACGCCGAGAGTTTTCATTAATCTTTGGGGTTTGGCTAGGATCTGTATAAAGCTGTTGCTCTCTAGCGTAACTGGTAACTAAATACTCGGGAGAAAACTCGTAATATTGAGTTCGGCTCTCAGCATAAGCCGGATTTCTAATATTTGAGTTGTTGTTAAGAAGACCAACTGCTACTGTTGGATCAAACCCGACCCGATACAGATTCTTATCGTAAGAATTAGAGTTTAAACAACTTGAAAGAGTATTTTTATTAGTTGTTTCCGAAAGATCTCTTTTGATTACCGAATTAATCGATCTATAAGCATCCGAAAATAGATATTGAGAGTTATAGGATACGTTCGCAATCTTTAGATTAGAATCCAAAGCCTGAAAGGTAGAGTCTTTTCCAACAGTGAAACCTGTATCTGGATTCAGGAGCCATCGATGTCCATCACTAACGAAAGCCGTTAATCCTCCTTGAGTTAAAAAACTAGGAGTAACCTCAGACTTATAGTTTTGGACATACCAGTCACCGGATTGACCCTGAGAGACGATAACCGAGGTTCCTTCTCGAGGACGACCTCCAAGAAACCCTCCCTTAGGATCCACCCAAGCCGCAGGAAAGGGGGCAGTGAATTCAATACGTGGCTGACCAGCTCCAACGTTATCGAGAGCCACAACAATCGTTCCATTAGGATTAACCTTCCGAATGGTTCCGGTTCGAAGGACTCCAAAAGCGCTGCCAGAACGAGGATCCATTAAGCTACCGCCGAGGTATCGGTTGCAACTAGATCTTCAGAGCCAATTTCTTTAACTCCGAGAGCTAAGTTAATGTTCTTTTGATATTTAAGCCGACGCTCTAACAAATCCGGATCCAAAGTGGTATCATCAGTATTATGGCTATCCAATGTTTCGGTAGCTGGATCTCCTATAACAGCAACCAGATCAATTACGTTATTGTACAGAATTTTCTGATCCAAAGCGGAAACATTACCAAAATTGGTTCCGTCCACCGTTCCAAACGACTGATCTGGGGTATCATTACTCTGAAGCATACGAGTGGCTGCCCATGCCGCCGAAGAAGGCGCTCGAGGTTCAGAAAGATCTCCAAGATCAATCTTGACTATATTGATCAACTTAGGATCAATAGTAGGAGCCTTATCGTCCTTGGTAGCGATAGCCTGAGGAGTCTTTCCGGATTGAATATCGTAGATTGAGGGATTTTGGACCCAAGTTTGAATTGCGTTTCCTAGATTCTCAAGATCCGAAGAAATAGGACCCTCATTAGAATTGTAAAACAAACGAACCTGGATACTTACCGAATCTCCATAGCGTGTGGGTGCCACCAAGCCTGCTCCCGCTAAGAGTAAACTATTAAGAGTCTGTTGGTTTTGTTTACCAAAGGCATTACCCAAGAGAGTTTGAAGGTCTTCGGTAGCCAAAGAATCATCTTCAACAGAACCCGCGGTCTTAACAATAACACCCAAAGGAATCTCGTCTAACGAACTAACGTTTCGAACGTTCCTAACAGTAGCAGCATAATTCTTATTGGTATAAAGACCTTTACCAATGATATCTAACATGGTAGGAATGAATTCTCCCGGCTTTCGGAGATAGGTTAATTTAATACTAGTGGTAAAATTGGTTCCATAAGTAAAACTATGAGAAACTGATTCGGCATATCCAACCAGATCAAGATCTTCTAAGTAATAAACCTCTCCGGGTTGAATAAACTCGTTGCCCCTAATTTCTAACTGACAAGTAAAGATATTTTTCTTAGCTTGGTTAAGAAGGAAAGTCCCGAAAGGAGCGCATTGAGTTTCAGGATCTGAGAAGTAAGAAATTGGAATTACATTCTTACCACGGAAACCATATTGGTGCCAAGAATCATAGTCAACGGAGAAAGCCGTATTCATTAAGTTGCCGCTATCTCCAACCGAGATACCGTCGGCTCCTTGAACCAACCCATTATCAATGGAGCCGTTAACCTCAACCAAGGTAAAAGGTGGAGCGGTCTCTTCAATTGAATAACTAATGATATCGGATTCTCGGATAACGTAGCGCTTACCAGAACCAATTCCAAGGTCATCTTCCTCTTCATCTTCAATCATATGAAGAAGAATCTCTGGGAAGTTCCTATTAGTTTTAGTTAATGTGGTGAAAAGAGCCTGCGAGCCCAACTGCGGATCTGCATTGAGTTCAGCCCCTTCCTCTAAGTTCTTCAAAGAATTAGATAAAACTTTAACTACTGATTGACGTTCAGCCAACAGTTGAGAAATCTGAGAAAGTACTCCCAAAACCTCAGTCTGAGTTCGAGATCCATAAAGAGAGTTCGGAGTAGATAGAACGTTGGGAGTTAACTCCATCTTGGAAGGAACCTGAACACCCTTGGCTTGAAGACGAGCTGTAATAGTAGCAATACGACTGTTAATAGCCTCTTCACCACCAGCTGAAATTTTATAGGACTGAAGAGAAGCCGAAGCCTTCTTAACTGAATCGAAATTGTACTTGAAGGTTGTAGAGTACCTAAGTGTAGTCGAAAGCTCAGTTAAAGCGGCTCTATTAGTGTCCTCTAGAAAGTCTGGAGCCGATTGCATAATCAGAGTCTTGAAATTACCACCAATGGTTCCATCTTCTCCTGTAACAAAGGAAAAGAAAGCATCAGAGCCAGAAGAAGAGAATTGAGTCCCTCCCAAGAGCTGAGTGACCTCGGCATCGGTTCGATAATCAATTGCCGCCGCTCGAAGACGAATCTGATCCTCTAATGTCTCCAACTTATCCGTTAAACTCTTCATCTGGTTAAAGAAAAGACTTTCAAGATAGTCCGGAAATAACTTAAATCCCTTAACTTCAGAATCCTTCAACATTTTAAAGAAGACGGAGCTAGGAAGACGATTATAAGCAGGTGGACGAGCGTTGATGTGTCCCTGAGTATCGGCAAAGAACTCTAAGCCCAACATTTTAGCTACCATAGTAGCTTTATCGCCAATAGAAACGTAGGTGGAGTTAAATGTATTGAATCCGTTGACTAAAGAGTCTTCGAAGGCTTGGATATCGTAATTCTTATCGTAAGAATCATCTACGATAAAATAATTGACATCCTGATTAGCTTTTGTCTTCCAATAAGGTCGACGAGTCAACCGAAGTAGCTTACGACGGAACTCTTCTTGGGCTCTGAGCTGGTCTTCCTCCGAATCTCCAGCAGAAAACCCATAAGTAGGGTCATAAGAGATATCATCTCCCACAATCTTAATCGAACCTGCGGAACCAGAAAGATTTCCGTTAGCTAATGACGCTTGAAGAGCCTTAGACTCCTGCTCAATCTGAAGATCTAGATCTAGAATAGATGTAGTTAATCTAGAAAGCGTATTGGTATCGATACCGCTTCCATTATCAGTATTCAGAATTAGAGATCCCTCTCCAGTAGCTGTATAGAACTGAGGAGTAGCAGCTAACTGGGGGAAAATAGTAGTAAGATTATCGAAAGCCTCAGCTCTTTGTTTGAGAAGGTCATTAATCTTAGCGTTGCTCTGAGTAACATCGAATTCCCCAGACTTCATGAAGTTATAAGCCGCATTGTTCAAGGTCATCTTCTTGAATGGAATGAAGTTACCCCAAGTGGCGTTATTCTTGTTGACTGAGGTAATCAATCCCTTAAAATAAGAATCGCTCCAAGTCGAATTGAACAAATCGGCTCGATCTATTAACCCAGAACCTACGGAAGCCTTAATGAAGTTGTTGTAGTTATAAGGCTGACCAGTTACGAAGATAGAAAGAACGTTCATGACGTCCTGACCAGAAAAAGGATCGGTTGAGACAACTGGGGTGGCTTCAGACTGAAGAGAACCGGTGCCAAAGCTATGAGGAGAGCCCGACAACGCTAAGGAACCAATGCCGGTCTTGAACCGATAGATTAAACCAGCGGGATCGAATAAAGTTTGACGAAACTTAGAAGCCGTAAGGTTCTCAGGTGTCAAAATTTCATAATCATGATTGGTAAAGTTATTGCCGTCAACAATTTTTCCCCGATTTCTTCCTGCATTAAAGCGAAGAAGACCAGAATTAAGGATGCTGACGTTCTCTTCCAACAACTGAGGAATTCCTCCCTTGAGGAACCCGGAACTAGTATCAAAGTCCGTCTTAAAGGGTGTTAGTGGATCGTAAAGCGAAGAATCTACAGTATCTAAACCCGGAATGTAGTTAACCTGAGACATCTCAAGATACTTAGTGTTATCCGATACTGTAAAGCTAACTGTATGAGCTCCGTTACTATAAGATTGACGTACTGGGTTGTAGACTACCCCAGCAAAAACATGAGTTCCAGCTGCTTCTCTGGTAAAATTGTTCCGAAGCATGTACCAAAGCCACAAAGGGAAATCGGGTCCCGCCATGGCATCGCGTTCTGCTTCAATAAAGGTATGAGCTCCAAAGTAAGCTCCCGCAATATCTCCAACTGCTGCATCCAGATTTCCCAGCGCTTTATCGATTTGATTAACTGGGTTATCCGAAAAATTGGGAGCTAAACCACGAGAAATCTTAGAATCCAATAGGCTACGAGAACCCATGAAGATTCGGACTTCGTCCATAGGTTGAACAATACATTTCCCCGCAAAATCTGAAGAAAGTTTACGACGAAGAACTTGGTTTTCTTTATTGAAACTCTTGATTTGATTTTTTCGAGTATCTTGAGAACCTAACAGAGTGTAATAGTTAGTAATGAGTTGCTGGAAGAAAGAAACCTCTTCTCCCACTAATCCTGTACCACCCAAAGAAGACTCATCAATAGCAACCGAATCAGTTCCTTCTTGAAACAATCCTCCATTGAAAGTAAAGATGATCTCCTGACCAACTTCGTCAACTACTGCTCTTACTCGCTTAAAAACAATGGTGTTGTCTGTAATCAGGATGTTGATTAATGGTGCACCGCGAGACCTTCGGATTCTGTTGAACTCTTCTTGGAGAAGCTTGATGGTATCTCCAAGTTGCCCTTCGGTAATTGAAAAAAATGGATTATTAGTAAAACCCAAGCAATCAGATAAAGCCTGATCAATATCTTCATCTCGAATAATTGTTAGACGAAGAGGATCTTGCATCTCAATGCTAGCAGATCCACCTCCAAACTGAAGACTATTGGTTATATTAACTGAAGTAGCCAAAGTGAGTTCAATTACTCCGGTTCCATCTCCTAAATCGCTAATATAAGGAAACTCTTGAGTCTGAACCCAAGTTGTTACAGTGTTAATCTGAGACAATGTTTGCATCTGCTTCAGAGTATTCAGTGTAGCTAAAGTCTTGCCTCCAATCAATCCAGGTGACAAGGTATTAAGGGTGTCGGTAGCCGAAAGAACCTGAGTAAGAATAAAAGAATTGAAGGTTGGATTACGTTCTAGAACGGTTTCGATCTTGGAAAGTCGTTCGTAAGCCGCAATAGCACGGCACTTATTGTAAAATAGTCTACGGGCAACTTTTAAATAAAACTTTTCGTCCTGCGACATTAATTCGGGACGATAGTTATCAACTAAAGAAGAAAACTGTTTTTTCTTAACAACGATGGTACAATCTGGCTGCTGAGTCAGTATCTCCATTGAGCGAGGCTTAACATTACGAATTCTTCCCGACTGAAGATAAACTCGTTGCTCATTCTTATCGATATTGTTCTCAAAAGTTCCAAGAGAACTGTAATCATAAGGATTAGCTGGGTTCGAAGGATTCGAACCCGTCAGTCCAAGAGCTGTGTTAAGGCTTGCCAGAAGAACGGAAGCGCCACTTTCAAATACCATTAGGGTTGTTCCAGGAGATAAGCAAAGGAGAAAGGAGTGCCGTTTTGAGCATCAGGATTCACGGGACCTGAGGTTGCCGAGCGATGCCAAGCCAAGAAGTTCTGGCGGAATCCACGCTCTTGAGTTACTACGAACTCAAAAGAGTAATCAAACATACCAACGTTAGTAGCATTTTCTTCTACAGTAAAACTTGTAAAATAGCCCCTAAAGACTTTTCCTGAATAATACATTTCAACAGAAAAAGCCAATTGAGCTAAGTTAGGAGTTTCTTGAGCAGCTAGATTGAAGTTGTTTTGAGAACCTCCAAGCAAAGCGGTAACAAATTGCTCAGGAGATTCAAGAGCAGAGGGTTCCCCAGCAGTAGCAGCTGATAGAACTTCCTGTTGATTATTGGCTGCCATGTACAAAGCAAAGGCATCGAAAGCATTTTGTTCCGCATTGTAGATATCATAAAGAACGTTAATTCCTTCAATTCCAGAAGTAGCTGTGGTTCCAGATATGTTTAAAACTGTAAGTTGAGGTCCCCAATACTGAAGGACATACCCGCCTTTAGTTCTAACCTTGGTTATATCCTTCTGGTAAGGTGTTCGAATCTGATCTGGGTTAACATACATCTCAACAATGGGACCCTCTGGAATTAACCACTTGACCGTATGTTTAACATCTATTGAAGTTCGATTATTAGGAAGCCGAGACTGTCTAGTACCATAACCGATGGCAGATGGAGACGGATTAATAAATTCAACGGCTTGGTCTACATAGCCGCCGATTAAATTAAATGGATCGCTGACTTGGGAGGGAACGGGAGATGCCACATACTAATAGTCTCTTATCCTAGATTTGTTCCAGTAAGATTAATGTTACTGCGTCCCTTTTCTAGCTCTATGAGCTTTCCGTCCATCATAGCTAGGGTAGCTTTGTGCTCTTTTTGGTGACAAGAGGGACAAACATTATCGATATGGATCTGGTTGGAAGATGTTTGAACAGGAGAGGGAAGTTGAGCAGGAGGAACACCTATACCGTTTAAAATAGGATTCAAAAATTCTCCTTCTTTAATACTGTTCCATCCTTCTTTAACCGAATCAAAAAAACTATCTATGCGCTGATCTACATCTGGAATAACAATATCTTCTGGTTCCCCCCCAAAAACAGGATTATTAACTGCTTGTTGCGCGCCATAATCCATCATGGTTTCTGAACCAAGATCTTCTGGGTGAATCATCTCTGATATAAAATTCACCCCTTGTTGAGAAATTTGCTTAGCTTTAACACTTTGAATAGCAATAGATCTCTCCATTTGATTATTTAACATCACAAGAGCATTTAACTGACTCTGTTGAATAGCAGTGCCTCGGTCAACATTTGCCGTTAATCCATCAATTCCAAAATCAAATTTAGTATCTTGAAGCCCACCTTTCATAGCCTCAAACAATCTATAAGCCTGTTGCTCGTTATCTACAACTTTAGTAGGTCCCGAAGTAACTAGCTGAACCTGCTTGGTAAGCTGACGTGCTGCCCCCTCATCTTTAGCAGCTTCTTCAAGAGTAACAATCTTGCCACCGAACTGTTGCTTTAAAGATTGTTCTACCAGCTTTTCTAATTCATCAACCTTATTTTGACTCTTAAGAAGTTCTAATTGGTAACCTCCTCGCAATCCTCCTGGACCTCCAGTGGAACGAGAAACAAAGGCACGACTAGCTAATCCCATCTGAGTTACATTCTGAGTAACCGCAGCTGTCATCTCGTTAATAGCTTGGGGACCAAGACCCATACCACGAAGAGCTGGGGCAAACCGACCCAACACCTTAAGAGTAGACTCAGTAGTGTTTCCGAAGAATTTTAAGGCTTCTGTAGTACGAGAAGTGGAATCAGCTACCATCTCCAGTGGAAGATTAAGATCTTTGGATACCGTTGAGATATCAGAAATGTATTCTAGGGCTGTTTGACCAGTGGTCCCCAATATCATATACTGACGAGAAAGTTGTTCAACAACCTCGGCTCCTGATTGCCCTGTACCAGAAGCTAACTTAATAGCCGCAGTAAGTTCATCTAACTGACCATTAGCTCCGTCGGAGATATCAACCAACTCTTTTAATGAAGAAGTAAGTTTTCCATCAGCTACAGAACCAGGAATTTTAGATAAGGATAAACCTAAATTAGAGACTTGTCCAGCAGTTAACCCGGTGGCATTACCAACATCTGACATTTTCTCAGCGTAAGCTAGTAAGATATCATCTAAATGATCAAATTTTTCACCTGACTGATCCAAAAGCATATTGAATTGCCCAGACTTAGAAGCAATCGAAATAAAAGCTGTTTCCATTTTATTAACTGAGTCTACTGCTGCAAAGGATGCATTAGACCACTCAATCATATTTTTAATAGCAGCATTTTCAATATTTAATGACCCAAGAAAGTCTTTAATATAACTGGAATCCGCAGTAATATCAGTAGCTTCTTTATGAAATGATTCAGCTACCTTTGACTGAGGAAGGTTACTAAGTGAATACCCCAATCCAGTCCAAGCAGCACCTATCTTAGCAAACTCCCCAATGGAGCTACTAGACATCTTTTGGAAGCCTTTGATTAAGTTGTTTTTGAAAGAATCGAACTTAGATAACGAGAAATCAATATTTTGAAGTAATTTAATCTCGGATTGAAGCTCTTCAAGACTTCCCTTAGCCTCATCATAGGCTCCGGTAAATTGTTCTTTAATAGTAGTACCAGCTTCGGTTGCTTTCTTAGAAAGATCCCCTAAAGAGATTCCCAGTTTACGGAAATTCTCCTCAAATTTAGTTAAAAGCTCTTTGACGTCCTCTTCGTTGAGAGAGGCTAAAGCTTTTCCTAAATCAGTTATTGTTTGTGGATCAGCCATTAAGCCTTAATTTTGCGTCGACGCCGTTTACCTTCTTGCTTACTATACTCTCTGAGAATATCCTCAGATTTCTTATCGTACTCCTCAGTAGACTCCGCAGAACTTACCTTTCGCTTACTCATCATCTTGTGAGCTTGTTCAGGATTAGTAAATGAACCTACCAAAATAGCGGCACTTCGAGCAAATTCGCTCTTTTCCTTTTCATCTTCTAAAAAGGCATGAAACATCCAATAATACTCAAAGGTACCCTTGAGTTCTTCAAAGAATGGATCGGATATCCTTTTGCTAAATGTTTTAGCTAAGAACCAGAGAAACCGTTGTTCTGGCTCTTTTACGATTTTTTTACGTCTTCGACAGCCTGGATCTGCTCCTCTTTACTTGGAAACATCTCTACAAAAGCCTCGAACAACGCCGCAATCATATCTGACTGCATGTCCAAAAGAATACCCATTCGTTCTAGAGGTCCATTAGTCTGAAGTGCTAGATCTACCGGGACTCCATCAATACTTTTAAGGGCGCAAGCCAAACGAGCCGCTCGGAAGTAAGTTCCAAAGATAAGTCCGTAAACCGCTGAGTCAGTAGTAACCCCTTTATTTTTGATAGCCGTTAAAGTCATGGTGTTGGCTTCTAGGTTATCCGAATCTTTAAGAGATTGAAACTCGAATTTAATCCCCTCAATTTCTTTAATGATAGACCGACGCTTAAGGTTCAAAAGAATCTCTACAGCATCTCGATTAACTACTGGTTTCTTAAACGTGTTACGGAGGTCGTTGAGCTTGGCGCGATCGACCTCGCCGGTATCGGTTAGGACATCATCCAAAGAAACATTGGGAACAGATAAAACTTGACGCTCTGGGACCTGAATATTCTTCTGTCCCAAAGCGCTCGTTGAACTAAAACTTGGCATCTTACCTTAAGATATATCTGACTGATTACGAATTGCGAGGATCTTCTAGGAAGGCGTTCATTAATCCAGCTGCATCTAGTGCACCAGTGAAAGCTCCTCGGTCTGCCTCTTGCTCATAAGCGTTAAGAATAATTGGGAACTCACGTCCGTTAGCTGGGCTCTGAACCACGTTACCGGAGTTTAAGAAGCTGTAGATACCACGAGCCGAGAAACTCATATCATCTTGGATTACGAAATCTCCTGCTTTATAAGCCGTAGTAATTGAGCTAATCCAGCAGTTATCTAAAACCGTAATAATAGCAGCAGCAGTATTGTTAGATAGGAAGATATCCTGAATCTCAATATTGAAACCAATACGCTGAGATCCAACGTGAATAAATCCGCGGCTAAAAGCCTCGGCAATCCGCATCCCACCCCAACGAATTCGGCTACAGCTACCTGTAACATCGACAGACTCATTACGAACAATGTCAACGAATCCGTCGGTTCCTACCTGAGGTATCTTCTTAATTCCAGCTTTCTCACTGTAATCAATATCTTGAATGGTGGAAATTACATTTCCATCAACTTTGATAATGATGTTAGTAGAGAGATGGGTTTTAGTTTGGTTATTACCCTGACTATCTGTAAGCGATGTATTTGTGTTTCTAGTAGCCATAGTTTGCCTTAGATAGCCCCTACGTTAAACTTGATATACACCCAGTTGATTGGGTACGCCGGACGGACATCAAACTCTACGTTGAGTTGCCGAGGATCTGTTGGATCCTGGAACACCTTTATGTTACGATAGTTAGTAATCCATTTCCGACTCTTCAGACCCGTCAATGTTGAAATCAACACCGCCATTGCCGAAGAGATTAATGTATCTGTTTCTGCTGTTCCTACGAAGGCATCCAAGGTCGAACGAGCTGCTTGAGCTACCGCATCGCGAATAGCTACAACCGAGTACTCCTCTTCCTCTGCGAATCCGGATTGCGATGTTGTACGCCCCCAGATAATTCGACCGCCTCCAGCGATTGGCTCAACTACCGCCACCCCAGCTGCATAAGAGAGTTTTCCACGAACCTGTGGAGCTAGAAGCTTAGAACGAAGAATCGAGAAACCACTCAAGGTTTTACGAGTCATTGGAACTTGAATCGGAAGCTTGCTTGCCAAACCAGCAGCCGCAGCAGCGATAAAGAATCCGTCGAAGGTTAATCTCTCTGATCCTACCTGAACGATAATTGAATCAGGATAGAAATAAACTACTCGGAAAGTATCTCCAAAGGCATCGGAAACCGAATAGTTAACCAAATCTTCTGTGTTATCTGCTAGAATCTCTTCTACCGAATCCCCCTGAAGACCCTCGAGAATTCCGATATCTTCAACAGCAGCATCCTCTAGACCCAAAAGATTATCCGGCTGTAATCCCTCAATCGTTCCAATGAACAACACCCTTTCCTTTTGGTTGTTGATATCGCTCATTGTAAGACAATGTGATTTGCCGTTTTGGAAGATTAATGAAATGGTCTGGCTAGGAAGCGGGACCACGATACTGGTATCGATACGTTCAAGAGACTCATAAGCCGAGAGCCATCCTGAATCGAAGAACCCTGCATCTTTTTGGTCAACTACTGTTGCTCGAAGACTCTGACCAGCAGCTAGCGCAAGATCCTGACTAAACAGAACCGAGGCTGTTTGCTGCGTATTGTCGATAACCTCGAACTCTACAGCGCTAGAATCTACGAAAGTAAATCCTGAATCAGAGATAGTAGCAACTCCATCAGCTACCGATACGATTGCGAACTCTCCTGCGTTAGCATTAGGAGTCAGAATCTTAAGAGTCATTCCTACGTTACTAGAATCAAAGACTACCGTGGTAGAATCAAAAGTAGCTGAATGAGGACCAATTACCTCGACAACCCCGTCATCTCCCGTCTTAATTGCCGCATCCTCTAGAATCACCGTGTAAGAATACACGTCGGAACCAAAGATAAACGCGTCTGGGTTAGCGGTGTAAGTAGCGTTATAGAAAGCAACTTTGTTGGGAACCAGTTGAGACTCGGTCTCGGTTGTTGGATCCGTTACAAAGAAGTGAATGCTAGAATCTGCATCTGGGGTCACGCCTAGAGGCAAGGGGAACTGTAGATCGTCCGAATCTGCTGAACCGGAAGCAGAAGCCTCTAGAACATAAGATAACCGACGAGGCACTGAAGGAGCTGTCTGACAAGCCCAAATGCCCGGAGGGCTCTGAGCAAAGGCGAGCTGTGCTCCAACTGCTAGATAATTGGTAGCACTAGGAAGTCCATGCTTTATTGTAAAGTCTCCAAGGTTAGTGAAGTACTCCGGATCGTTTATGTAGATCTCCGGGATGTACGTAGCTACTAAGCTATCTCCCTTAATCAAAGCTCCAGACTTTACTTTGATAGTGAACTTATCACCTTCTCGGAAAGCTGTTGAACCCTCGACAATTCCAAAGGAAAGAATTGTATTGGAAACGACAACACCGTTAGAAGTCCAAGTGATTACGTTACCGTATCCATCCTGGAGAATTCCAGAAACTGAACCCTGAGCGATGAACTTGGCGTATCCGTCAATAGGATCTCCATAACCATCACGCCGAATCGAAACACAACGAACCGACCAAGTCTCCGTTGGAGCATTCTCATCAACTAAAGTAAGGCTAGTTACTGTTCCATTTCCAGTGTTACCCGAGAAAGGAGTCCAAAAGGAACCACCCTGATCTACCAAAGAAGCTACCTGAAGTTCAATATGACCAGTGATAATGTCTACACGGTAATCATAATAAGAAGAGAAGGAACCAGTTTCGTCGTTAAACTCTTGCTCGAGACCAGTTAATGTTACTCCGTTTTTATAGAGAGAAAACCGGTTTTCAATTAAGTTAGTGACTTGAGTTTTAAAGAATCGACCAACAGTACCCGAAGTTGTTGAGGTAAAGGAGGGATTGAAGCCATCGAGACCCGAACCAACAGCCGATGGAGTAATAACTTCTCGAGTTAGGGCTTCGCCCATAACGCAAGCTGTTCGATCGCCTCCGGGGAAAGAAACTCCTGAAGAGAGGGTTTGCGGGTCGGAATAAGCTCCGGGAATTGGATTGATTGCACCAGAGATGTTAACCATTTACGCCTTGGGTATTGGACATTTCAGAGAAATGTCTGGGTATTAGCTTTGCTTAGTCCAACGCCAAGAGTTTTTGTGTTAAAGAAAGCTCGTTCTCTATCTCTAACCCTGGTGCTGGAACAAAAGGAGTCTTATTAGTATCTCCAATTTCGATACATATACGAATTAAATCGATTATATTTCTGATCGGAATTTGACGATACCACTCGGTTCTTGTTTCCAAGGTTACCGTTTGTTTGAAAAGTTTATCATTTCGGTCATCCGATTCCGATGCCGCTCCTACCGAAACCCCAGTTGGCTTAACTGCCAAACCTGAGTTCTGTAGATCCTCTACTCCCGTATCTGTAAAGTAAAGGAGAACCAACTCCGTTAATTCATCCCGATCTCTTTGGGACCTTGCCTGAATCTCAATAGTAAAACTACCTTCCCAAGCTCCACCTTGCTCAATATAAGCTGGAGTTTGAATAATGGCTTCGTTTCCATAGCCATCTACCACCAGGGTTGAATCCCATTGAACCGAATACTTATTTCGGCTCATCGATAAAGGAACCGAACGCTGCCCAGTATGTTTAACTAAAAGAGCTGGAAAGAATTGAACATCTTGACGAAAGTATTCCCCAATGTAAAGGCGGGTAGTAACATCATCATTAAGCCCAGCATCTAACGCCATATCCAGCTCAGAAGGCGTCTTAGGATGCCCCCAAGCGTCTCGAACATAATGGTAATAGGAATCTTTGGAGAAGAATTCTCGAAGAACTTCGATAATTAACTCTTTGGGATAAAGGATGCTAGTGTTCTGAACATAGTCGAAAAGACTATACAGATCTGTCTTAACTGTAGACCCAGTACCCATACACCTATGAGATCTTAAGCACCTTCAGCAACATCAAGATCTAAAACTAGTGCTGGAATAAAAGTAACTACTGTTCCCTCACTTCCATGATGAATATTATCTCGTTCGTAAAGTTTGCCTTCAAAACGAATCACTGAACGAAATGAACCTGGTTTTGCTTCAGCTTCAACAACAGAACCATCATCCAAGTAAATCTCCAACTTAATCATTCCTTATTTTTTATGCTTTAATTCATTTGCTAACTTTTCAACCGAATTCATTTACTCTCCTTAGGCGGGTTCCAAAGCAAACTCTTACCTTTAACTAACTCAGTGTACAGCTCCTCTAATCCAAACAAGTTGTGACCTATTGATTTAATAGTTACCCCTTGTTGTTTTAGAACTCTTCGAGCTTTATCCATTTCCGGACTCTTAACCGACTTAACTAATAACTCAAACTCTTTGAAAGCTGAGGTAATTTGCCCCAAAAGCTGACAAGCTTTGTAAATTGCTTCATCATCTACCTTGGGCTCGATTTCTTTTTCAACTAACTCTTGAGCTAGTTTTTGAATTGAACTCATTTATCCTCCTAAAGTTATCTTTTCAGCCAAGTCTATCAAAACTTTACCCTTTACTAGAATATGCCTAAGATAACCAAAGAGCAACGGTCTCTCTTTGTTATTCTTGGCTTCTAAATAATATTCTACCGTTTTATCCGGAACAAATTCAGTTTCTTTATAAGAACGAACTGAAACCTTGGAATATGCTTCTTTTTTCTTAGGAGAAATGTTATCGTCATAATAACAAAACTCCATATCCTTTAAGGCTTCAATCGGGAATTTCCAAACCACAATATCGTCAACTTCTTTGTAGCCAGGAACTCCGAGAAGCTTCTCTAGTTGAAAGATCTTAGTGATATCCAAAGTAGAAAAATTCACACAGTCTTTCCAAGAGCAATCAAGAAGACCTATCTTGGTTTCTGGATGTTGCTCTCGGTCTTTATACTTTTTGAATTCAGAACGATAAATTTCGGGATATTCAGTTTCTAGTTCCGACAAGGGAAGAATAAACTTTCCTTTGAATTTCGGTGGCTGAATGTGGTAGACATACTGTGTTAAGTCTTTGGCTACCCGATAAATCGAATTCATTAGTATCGAACTTGAACAGTTAGTGCTGAAAGTCTAAGCTGAGAATCTGCCGCTCCGTTTGAGTTAACAATTACCGCTATATTGCCCCCAGCTTCCGACGTAGTTCCATATCCAGATCTAAACAGAGGAGCTGTTTCAGCGGCTGGCAAAGTTACTGTTACTGGAGAGTTACTCCAAGCAGAAGACGCTGAAATATCAAAGGTTCCGTCTGCATAACCCACTCTTAAGAACAAGGTTGCGGTTGTTGCAGGAATTGTTCCTACGCATTGGTGGGTGACCGAAGCTGAAACAAAATGAGTGTTATTAGGGAAGAAGGCTAGAGCATTCAAATAAGCAGCGGCTGTCAAAGAAGCATCAGCCGTCTTATAATTGTAGTAAATGTTGTCTAAACCAGTGCCAAATCCCCAGTTAGTTCCTGTAGTTGTTCCACCAATGTATACGGTGTTGATCGACTTAATAGCCATAGAAAGATCCATAACTAAGTTAAGCGTCTGATTCTTGTTTCGATCTATTATCCAGTATTGCGGAAATCCAACAATAACATTGGTACTAGACCCATCAGTTGTTGAAGAATCAAAAGAGTTTTCAGTTACGACTCCTTGCCAATTACTACTGTTATTGACTTCAACAGTAATAAAGATGGCTGTTTCTGCTCCTCTATTTATGTTATTGCCCGTAACAACATAATTTGAGGCAATATTGAAGCCTCGGTTAAAGAACATACCGCTAACAGAGAATCCTGAAACTATATTGTCACAAATAGTGTATCGACCATCCCCAGTAATAACTCCGAAAGAATAAGGATCGTTAATTGCTCCTGCTGACTGACCTAGTCCAATAGTATTCTCGCAAACCTCTACTTCGGGACCAGATGTTGTTAAGGTTGCTCCAAAAGCATCTACATAAATAGCAGTATTAAACGGCACCCCAAAATAATTCGTCCACTCATCTCCTGGAGACAACAATCTGTTTCCTAGAATTCTAATGGAAGTTGGGGTTCCAGTAATTACATCCCCGTAACCTACCCAGATTACTCCAACAGAGTTATCTTCAATCAAGACGTCTCCTAACGCCTTGGAAGAACCAGAAGATGTAATGGGAGAAGTGTTCGTCTTAAAATGTTTGACGATAGCTCCAACTGTATTACCTACAATTCGAAGACCACCGCCACGACTTAAGCTAGAGTTCAAAATGTTTCGTGTAAAGAATCCGATAATTCCACAGTTGTTTCCCGAAACCTCAGCATCTAAACAACTTAAGCCTCCGGTTGTATCCGTTAAACAAGAAACATAAATGGACTGCTTAACATTACAGATATTGTTGCAAATCTTAAGACTAGACAAAGTTGCGGGGGTAGCAGCATTGCCTGCCCACATTACCGTAATGGCTGGTTGATACTGACCATCTGTAATTAGAATCGTGTCATTAAAGGAGTTGCCCTCAAACCAAACATTCTCTAGCAAGTCTCCAGATTGAAGTTCAATAGAGATAAAAGGATAACGATAAGACGTATCCTCGTAATTAAAGATACATCCAGTTACTCTAACGTTACTTAACTCTTCTCCGTAAAGACAACCAAAGGAAGTATTAAGATTGCCAGAGCTAACACCTTCAGAAGCAGGGATAGCATAATTGAAAGTTAAGTTTTCTAGCCAACAGTTATCAGCTAGAGTAAATCCTGTATTCTTATTTACACCAAAAGAACCACCGTCTCCAATCAAATGAACACCGTTAGTAAAAGCGGCAAGATCAAAAGTAGAACTAAGTTCGATTTCTCCTGAAACCGTTACTACTGGAAAAATGTCCGCATAACGATTAGCCCATTCAGCTAAAGCCGCCAGATCTTTGAAAGAACCCGATTTTTCCGAAGAAACTAAAGTTAGGGGTCCTCCCGCAAAGCGACGAACATCTTTGGTTGCTGTAATCGTGATGCTTGCAATATGAGCCGTAACAATACAAATTGGAACTAGATCCTTGCGTGCATCAACCAACTCAGCAAAGGTAACAGATTCCACATATACGTTTCCAACAGCCGAGAACCATTGAATCTTAGTATCTGTAACGATAATAGACTCAAGTTCACCAGATTCATTAACGCAGATTGCCCAATCAACGTCTTGGGGTACCGAAGTTCCCTGCTTATAGATTTGAGGAATAACTACTGACTGATTGTTAACCGCAAGAAGAGCTCCGTTAACTAAACAGATGCCTCCCTTAAAGTAAATCTCCCCATCTGAGCCCACTGATTCTAGATCCAATCCAGAAAACACTACGTTACTGTGAAGATGACGATCAACCGAGTTAATAAAATCGTAACAAGATTGAGTAAGCTCGATCTCCGAGATGCTTCCAAATTCTCGACGATCCAAGCAATATTTAATGGTATCAACCGATGAAATTGGATCCCAGTTAACCTCGCAACTCGCCAGATAGAACACCTCTGGATCGGTTTGAAGACTGGGAAACAGCTCGATATCCAAGTAACGACCAGCTACGCTAGGGTTAACATCTACCCCTGGAGAAGTGGAAAGCTCTTGATAAACTAACTCTACGAAATCTACGTTGGTTTCATCATAGAACCTAGTAACTACATCTTTTCTAGTACGAACTGGTTGTCCAACCTTAGTTATTGCTAAAGTTGATGGGTCTCTCTTTCCAAGATAACCATCGAATTCACCAGAGGTAGAATCGTAATTATCTGCGTAGAAACGAACATACCGGTTAAATATTCCAGTTGTTCCGTCCGTGTATCCTCTAAGTTTGGGAGAAACATTAACTATGTGCCAGTTATTAGCAGTAGCCAGTAGTTCGGAAGTACCAGCTTGACGAATGAAACGACCTCGCTCATGAGAGAAAGTCTTACCGTCTTGGTCTACATAGATTTCATGGAAACGACCATAGTTAGCACTAGTTAATCCAGTATCGATAACATTTTCAATATCAAACCCAACCGAATCATACCCAAAGTACAACTTAACCGGAAGTTCTGGCTCTCCGGAAGCTGAAATTTCTGTTCCAGCAGCGTGGATACCGTTGATAACAGTAATTTCGGTGTATGGATCATACCCATCACAATTACAACCGTTAAAGTTGACCGATTTGATTATGAATCTACCGTAATCAACATCACTATACAGTGAGTCCCCAAGTAAAAGACTTGGTTGAACAACTAAAGTCTTTCCTGGCTTAAGTCCAGCTGGAATAAGATCTAAATTAACATGATAGGTTACTTCTACTGTCGAAATTCCAACTACGGTTCGAGCCGAAATGTAACCATCCCAGTAACCATCAGTGGCTAGATAAGTGTTCTCAAAGGTATCGAGTTTTCTCCCATTTACCTGGTAGTAACGGTGCTTTCTTGGAAGCATCACTTTGGTAGGTAGAAGAGCAGCCGTTGAATCACTCCAAGTTCCTTGATAGGCGGGAGACGCTAAATCAGCAGCAGTAGCTCCGAGACCTAAAGCATCCCAATCATCTAAGGAAGATCCACCTATTACATTCTCTGTAAAGGTTCCGGTGGTTAAGGTGCCAGAAGAGTTATCTCCAGAAATGATTGCAAACCCAGCATTATCAATGGCGTCTGCCAACATGATACCGAACTCGCCAGCATCCGCAAAAGCGATCATCCGATAGTTATAGCCCAACTGACGAAGATTGTTATTAGTGGCTTCAACTACGGAATCCAAAGTGTAAACGCCAGGTGTAGCTCCGGCATTTCCAGTTACATCGATAAAAGGTAGCGAAACAACTTGATCCGCCGGATTACCCGTAGGATACAACTCCATCCACAATTTATAGTGTGTGCTATTTAACTTATTAGGGTTGAAACCTAACCCATAAGCTACAGCTCCACGAGGAGATCCTACGATAACTGAAGGAAGGATGTTGGTGTAAACTGGACCCGTTGGACCCCAAGGGTTTGCCGCAGCAACCGCTAAGACTCCAGCTGTATCTCGATCTGCCGATGGCTTCTCAATTTGAGCCACAGATGCGCCATCTAAAGATTCTAATAGATTGGTCCCATTAATTCTAACAATCCATTCTGTTCCGGGAATGAAACGAATTGAGTCAACTAAATAGACAACTTGAACAGCATTACTATAAGTTAACTTAAGATGATCTCCTGGTTTAACTTGAGAAAACATGGCATCAAACTGAAACATCGTATTAGATGTTGGTTTGAAAGAAACAATGTCATCTCCAGTAGAGATATCATCAACAGGTGTACCTGCCGGCGGATGAGCCAAATAAGTCCAAACAGGAGTTTGAGAAACTACTAGCTCTCGATAGCCGTCAAAGAATTCAGAACGAGCTACTCTGGGAACTCCATTAGAGTGCTGAGTTGCCCGGTGTTGCCCCATGTTAAGAATATCCGCTTGGTCTAGATAATCAAAGACAGCTTGTGCATCTGTGGCAGTTGTGGGAATAGCAGCAAATCCTTCAGCATCTACTGTTATTGCAGTTGCTGGATGAGCTCCAGAAGTAGCGTTTTCATGACCAACAAGATCATTATTAATTTCTAAAAGAGCTGCTGCTGCTTGAGTTGCTGAGCGAAGGTTCCCGTTTTTATCTAGAAGACCGGTCCATGTATACCCAACATCTCGAGGATCTGACGGAACTGCGTTAACATCAATCTGAGAAAGAACGTGACGAGCCGAAGTATACCCATCTGTTAAATAGGTAGCTCCAGCTAAATGGAAGGTAAAATCAGCCGATAACCCTTGAGTATAAGAAATTAAACTACTTAGTAACCCAGCGTTAGCTTGAATTAAAGTATAAAGATCTACTGTTGAATGACTTAAACTTAGTTTACTTTCAAGAATTCCAGCGTTGGAACCAACCTGAGCATTAGTAATAGGAAGAGAAACCAATCCAATGGAAGTCAAAGCTGACGCTCGGATAGTTCCATTCTCAGCCAAAGAAACATCAAGACGATCGGCAACAGAATCCATTGCGCCTTGAGGGTTAACCCCCAAAGTCTCTTCAATTGCAAAGATGGCTCCACGAATAGCTTCAATAGCTTCCGCACCTACCTCTACCAGATTGTTATCATCAACACGGGGTAATGATACCTCGTTATCAATTTCCTCGGGATAATTAGTCAAGTTTACTCTTTTGGTTCAGAAGAAGGTGGAACAGCTGTTGAATCAACTGTTGAGTCAGGAGCTTTCTTTCCAAGACTACTGAATACTGTTTTTTTAACCCATTTGTAAAACAAACCGCTTACTAAGCCGGTTCCAATTCCGTAAAGAATATGAGAGCCTGTTGAAGTAAACATGGACGGATAATTATACATCGGCATGCAAAAAGCTAGCAACCCTCCAACTAAAGCAGGAAGACTCTCTAGAATCAATTCATTATAGAATTTACCTAACCGAGTGTCCTTATCGCGAAACTTAGGATAGATGTTCTGAGCAATTACCCTGATAACATGAGAAATGGCAACCACTCCTAAGGCAAAAAATACGATTCCGATACTAAATACTTCTGTGATGAAATCCATGGGAGGTCTCCTTTTCAGGAAAATACCGAGAATTGCCGTGACTAAGAGTGCAGTTTACCTAGAGAACTCTACCCAAAAGAATAAATGCCATTCCTAAAAATAACAAAACTCCCAAGTAAATTGCCTCTTTTCTAAAGTCTCCGCCCATTAAAACCGATAAGTAATAGTGATAGGACCACAATTAAATATCGAAGTCGCAGTTGATAAAAAGCTCCAACGAAGTTCTAACGCCAATGAATTTGAACCCAGCGAAGGTAGGGTGTTGGCAGCTGCCCCAGAGATGGCTAAAGTTGCCCCAGCAGTTGTGAGCGAAGCTGAGGAAGCGGAAGTGACCACAGAGCCAGAGGCTATGGCTGCCAAACGAGCTGTTGACACCGCACCTCCGCCAGCAGCATTAGCCGAAACATCACAAGCTACTGAAACATCTGTAACATAAGCTCCATAAGGAATAATTCCCGAAAGATCAATCTGCCACCGGAAAGTCAGAATTTGATTAGTGTCCTGATAAATAAATTCAACATTGTCAGCCGAACTATTGAATTGCTTTAAAAGCACGTAACTTAAATAAGAAGCTGCTGGAGCCCCCATATTTAAAACAATACTTTCATCAGTTCCAACAACAGCATCTCGATAACCAAACTCTCCCTGGTTGCCTCGAAGAAGTAAGGTTTTAACCTGGTTTCTATTCTGATCGCTCCACCAATTACTTGAGGCGGCAACTGTATTGTCCTCAATTAAACTTGTGCTAGAACCGTTGATAGTAGTACTATTGAAAGAGTTCCCTACAATAAAACCTCGATGTCCAGTGGTGCTAGCAATTTGAATGTACCCCCGAGACAAAGAAGTTGCTGTTCCATCAGGGTTAGTTCGATTAAAGTTGTTTCCTTGAACCATTCCAGTTCCTGATGAGCGACCATCAACCACCAAACATCCAGCGAAACTCAAGTCTGGAGTACCATTTAAATACATAAAGTTGTTATGATAAATAGACTCTACGTAAGATCTACAATAAAGACATGAAGCAGTTTGAGTGGAAGTTGCAGTGTTAACATTTCCATTTACAACCAGAATATTATTACCATAGACCTGAGCTCGAGGACCTAAAATAGAATCACCAGCTCCGTCCCAATTATTTAATACAACCCCAGCGTAATCAGTTATTCCGGTAATAGGATGAAGCTCGCCAGAAACATGGTTCCCTTGGAAGACAACGTTGAGACCCTTACAATAGAGCTGAACAATACCGCTACCAAAATAAGCAGTAGAAGTTATCTGAGTATGGCGAACATGGAAGGCTCCTCCTTCGCTCTTAGAAACAAAGGTATTATTACAAATGAAAGCGGTTTGTTGACCTTCTTCATGCTTGATATCTAAATCTAACATGCATTGAGAGATACTTCCGTTGTCACTGGTAGTGAAACTATTGCCTGCAATATAAATTGCATTTTGAGCCAAGCCAGATGCTAAGGTTCCAGTAATCTGAAGCGGTAAAGCACCCGAAACAAAGTTGTTTCCAATAAGGCGAACTCCATACGTTGGAACAATTTGCATTGCAGGAACCAAGAAATTATCGGCTCCATCTTCAAACGTTTGGTTGGGTCCATTAACCGAAGAGTTTTGAACAACAACATTACCGCAAGTTAATGTAATAAAAGATCCCGGATTATCATCTACAGTAGCATCATATAGAGGAAAATTCTCCATATCATTATTGGTAACAAACTTACAATTACTAATCAGTAAATCGTAACAAGTAATATCAATTACTGATATACCCCCTAAAGGATTTAGTACTGTCAAAGTAGCACCACTATTATTGGTAACAACGTTTTCTAATACTACCTTGCTAAACGGCACATCAACATCTCCACTAGTTTTCTCGATATGAATCCAATATCCTTCTCCTGAGAACTGACAGTTGCGAACAACTACTTGATTAGGCAACGTAGAACTAAAACTAACCGTGGCATCAAATAGACCGGACTGATTAAAGTAACAGCCCTCTATTAACACCTGAGCTTGGGTTGCATGGCTTAACTGATCTACAATTGCACCTGCTCCTAGAGGCAATGTTTCTAGTGAAGTGTTGTAAAAGACACAATCTTTTACATAGATGTTCTGAGCAGTATTTTGCGTAGTATTTGTTGTTGGGTTAAAAGCTACTAATACCGACTGCGACGAATTAATCGAAGTAAAATAAATTCCTTCTAGGTAATTGCCCATTACAAAATACTTATTTCCCAACTGAGAAGTCGAAGAAGATAGAATATCTAATTGGAAAATGGGATATTTATAACCTAACTTATTCCCAACGAATTTCAATTTAGAAAAATTCTGAGCAGCTGTAGCGCTTAGAGTAACTGTGTAAGTTCCTGGATTTACAATAATAGTGGTATCTAACTGATTCTGACTACCATAAGTATTGATTACGGTGTTAATAGCGTTAGCGCCATTGATATCTCCAACAGCAGAAGTATCATAGGTTCCGCCACCTCCAACAACCAAAAACCAAGACTGCATTTGGTTATCGAAGCTATTTCCTGAAATAGACATTCTAAATGCGGTAGAGGTAATATTGTTTACTAGATACGCTTTATTGGTAGTGTTAAGATAGCCTTTGTTTCCCGTTATTGCCGAAGACAGTTGAGTGTCGACATTGGAGGCAGTATCAATTGTAACTAGAGTATCTGTGTGAGTTCCACCAGCAACTAGATAGTTATTTTGAATGGTTAAATTGCAATTACTCGTGTAAACAGCCGAATCATCGGTGGAATCGTAAGAACCCGCTTCCTTGCCAAACCAACGAAATTTAGAGTTTTGAATACTGATTGAATCTAGTTTACCTAATTGAGTGGTGTTATGAACTAATTTCTTCAATCCATCAAAGTAACACTTTTCAAATTCGATGAATGTTCCAGTGGCATTACCGGTAGTAGAAGCAACAGCAGCATAAGTTTTAGAACGATTGAGAACTACTCCATCTGCTAGGCGACCAATAAAAGAAACGTTATGACAAGATAGACTACCGCCTCTTTTGATTTGTAAAAAGGGAGCAGTGGTGAGGACTGGGGCTCCTGAAGAAACTGAGCCATTATAGTTATCAGTGAAAATAAGATCTTGAAATTGAATCTGTTCACGCCCAGAGCCAAGAATTCCAGACTGATCTCCGCTACCTGAGTTCCCGTTTATGTTTGGAGCACTCGATGTTCCAATCTTAAAAGGAGCAGCATTAGACTGGCAATTAATGATTGAGCCGCCTTCGCCAATGACAGTTAAAGAATAACCATCTGGCAAATCTACAGTGGAATCTGCGTCATAGGTACCATTCATCATTAAAATGGTGCCACCGGACGAGATTCGGGGGTCTGATAAGGCGGCGGTCCAAAGACTTGCCCAATCAGGATAATCAGTTGAGCCCAAATTGTAATTACCAATTGAATTGGTGTTCTCTAAGCCAATAGAGATAAATCCGGTTCCTGAGGCTGAGATTTGCGAATAGATAGATGAAAGAGCTGATTGAACTGTTGAATTACCTCCAACTTGAGGTTCTAAGTTGATTTGTGAAGCTAAATGATTCCAATCCCCGCCAGAAACGTGGGCTTTGAAGTCCTGATAGCTTGTGACCGCCTGTCCGCCTTCAATCGCCCTTGTTGATCCAATAAACCTCGTAACCATGTTTAGATACCTCCCTAGCCATCTGCTATACCGGCTTCATTGGGATCTGGCTGAAATTTCGAGATTCTTTCTTCGATTTCGACCAATCCTCGAGATTTCAAGCAAGATCGAAACATCAATCATTACTGATTCCATAGAGGCTCGAAGTTCTCGGTAACCTCGAAGATCCTCGCAAAGATCGTAGTAGAAGATCCTCTTACTTACTTAGACTACTAAGATCTAGGATCTCTTCTGAACTATACTTCTCTACTAGAGACTCTGTATCTACGAAGAACGGCAAAGTGTTAGGTCTCCTAGTTAGATAATGAAACTGGAGTTGCGAGTCTCGAGAGTTGTCTCACATAGAATCAACGTGACCACCCTAGAACTCCAAGTCCAAATTGATGCTCAAGAAACTCGAATAAAGGGGGGATCTGTCCAATACATCGCAGCTACCTTGCTTGAAACTCTTGAGAAATCCGCCAACTCTCAGCTTTCCATTCCCCCTCAAACAGGTTGGAGTTTGTTAAAAGATAACGGAAATAGCAAGCAATTTAAATATCCTGGAATCAAATTCGGCAACAAAATTGAAACTCAGTGGTTAGTTTTATCTGAGCGAAAGTTGGAGAATACCGCAGTTTTTGATTCAGTAGAAGATTACGCCGACCCGTTCAAAGACAAAATCCAACACAAAATTCTTGCTATCGAAGTCACAGAACGAACCATTGTTCTTCAAAAGAAATATGGAGTAGTTCTAGAAGGGCTTCCTTCTGTAGGTCCTGATCACGATCCTAGATATCTTCCTACTTCTAGTCACATTGCTAAGATTTTAGAATGTCATCCGGAGTTCAAGGGAATTAAAGTACATCGCTCTTCTTTTCTACGAAAATTTGTTTTAGAGAAGGACGGGGCTTTTGCTAGCTTCGAAAGTTTAGCTGTGGACGTCCTTCCTTCTCTGGTTAGTATTTGGAAAGATAAAGATATTTCTAAATCAAAGATCATGGATGCTTTAGAGATTTTAGCCAATAAAAACACTAAAGATGAGCTCAAAGACTATTTTACTGGGCTTCGCTGGGATAAGGTTCCCAGAATTGAATCATGGCTGATTGATTATCTTGGAGCCAATGATAACTCGGTAATCAGAACTGTTGGAAAAAAATGGTTAATAGCTGGGGTAGCTAGAGCTTTAAATGTGGACGAGCCCTCAGGAAACGAGGGTGTACTTCTTCTAGTTGGGCAAAAGGGACTAGGAAAAAGCCAGACATTTAGGTTACTAGCCCCTCAACAACGTTGGTACAGCGATTCTCATTTAGACATTTCTGAAAATAAGAAGATTGCAGAAGTTATTACGGGGAAGTTTATTCATGAAAATGCAGAGTTAGCTGGTTGGACTCGGAGAGAGAATGAAGCTATTAAGAACTTCATTACTGCTCAAGTAGATGATTTTAGAGGGTCTTATCAAAGGCAGTCCGAAAGTGTTGTTCGTCGAACCATTTTTGGAGCATCAAGCAACCACTTGAATGTCTTAACTGATTTAACTGGTAACAGAAGAATTTGGGTAGTTGAAGTCCGAAAATCTCTTGATCAAGAAGCATTTAAAAAGATTGTTCCCCAACTTTGGGCAGAGGCTAAAGTCCTCTATAAATCAGGAGAATCTCAATTTCTTAGCGGTTCTCAAATTATAGAACTAGAAGAGTACGGACAGAAGTTTGAACAAGTTGATACTGCGGTAGAAGCCTTAAGTTCTAGCTTAGATCAATATTTTGAAGCCGCAGATCGTGACGATCCAAAAGACATTAGGAACAAAGGAATGATTAGTTCCAGCGATCTTCATGTCTTTTTTGATAAAGTAGGAATTCGCTCTAACTCAAGAAAAGGGGAAGCCATGAGATCTTTGGGGTTCGAGAATAAAACCATTTATGTTGGCAACAAAATATGTAAGGCTTGGGTAAAAAATGAAACATCAAATTCTTCCAGCTGAGACTTTTCCCGTAATAGAAATACGTAAACCTTGTGTTATTTGGTATCTGAAATCAGATTTAACTTGGGGAAATAGAGTTGGGAGACCAGGTAAAACTTGGTATCCAGAATTTTGGGTGCCAATTGAAAAAAAAAGATGTATCAAAGCTTATTAACTCGTTGTACGAACACGATGTGGATGAAGCTTATTTTATAGAATGTGAAGCTAAATCTGAGCTTTATCCGGAGAAGTATCTTATTTTTCTATATGGTATTTACAGGAATATTTCGTGAGTGTGTCCCATCGTAGGTAGAACTACTCCGTTTTTAACAGTATGCGTGTGATATTGAGTTTGATTTGCTCCCCCTAAAGAAGTCTGTTGGTTAACCATATCAACAGAAATTATTTGTTCATTTACTGTAATAGTATGGGTGTGAGGTAAAAGTCCAGGAGCCATACCTATTGAAGTTACTAGGGAGATTAAAGTTGTTCCAATGGGATGCTGCCAAGGAACTTTATAGGTTGGATCAGTTTTACGTATCCGCACCATTCGGAATTTTTGAGCAGAACTTTGACCAAAGAATAAGGCGTTACGAGTTACATTAAGAATTTCGTAACGAAACTCTTCGGTAATTTGGTCATCTAAAAATCCAACTAAAACATCTCGGTCTTGAAGAGCCGGATATCTTAAAGTCCAAGCGTTAGGAGAAAAGGTGTTTTCTAATCCAGCATCTTGATAGGGAATGTCTTCTTCAGTTGGATCCAGTCGAACCATGATTCTTCCATCTGGACGTCGAGTGCTCCAAAAGGGAGAATACCCCATGTCGAAACCAGTTCCGAAGCAGTTAGGACATCGGTTATCGGCATATTGGGTAGTCGAAACATAACAATAGCAGCGCCCCCCTGTACGAATTCGGCGAAGAAGACCATATGGTTTTCCATCTAGATTAATTTGCTCCTCTAGTCGTTGAGCAGCCGCATCATTAACACTAGGACCCCGAACTCGTATGCCTCCCTCATATCCATCGACACATCCAACTTCTCCCCCAAAATAGGAGCCAACGCATTCGCCGGCAAGCATTGCGGCGATATCCGTTCTTCGATAACCGGAATTATCTAAGGGTGGAAAATTACCAAGATTATCATCAATGTAATTGAGTTCTTCTTGGTTGTTAACTTGGTCAATAGTATAGAGATATCCATCAGCTTCAGTCCAAGCCCAATTAGGATAAGCAAAGGAACTTACTTCCTGGATAACATTAGTGTTTCTTTCCTCTAAACCTTTCCAAATTCGAACAATAGGATCCCAATAATCATAACCATCGTATCCATCCATATCGTGGAGACGAGCGTTTGTGTTAAGAAAGCCTCTGGTTACTCCGGTTACCGAGCCAGATCCAAGATCTCTATTTTGATAATAGACTAATTCGGCTCCAATTTGAAGGATTCCAAAATTAGGAAAAGTATCAATGTCACTAAGATAAATGATTGTATCGGTAGCGGTAATATCCTGTAAAAGAAGACCTTCAGGATAAATTAAAGAATCTCCCGATGTTGGCATGCTTGAAAAACTAAGCCAAGAAGGATCCCACTGTGTAGCTCGAACCGCAAAATAATAGATGTCTCCTGGAGTGAAATCGTCCATTTCTAAGGAGAATGTTTCTCCTAAAGAGATAAACTTAGGATATTCACTGAAGACATTGTTTCGGTCTGAAGAGTAGTAGATATTGTAGGCTACTTGATAATTGAATGGTACAGGGTAGGCTTGTGTCCAAGAAACTGAAATATGATAACCGTCATTTTGACTATTAGCGATTGTAATCCCCATAGCCGAATGCGGTAGATATTTTGGTGGTGAGCCCCAGCAACCCATAACTGTATGTTAAATTAAGGCGTCAAACTGGTTCCTCCCCAAGGAAACACAAGTTTATCCACTTGAACCTTATCAAACTTGGATTCGAAACTTAAAAGAGTAGGGGTAAGGCGGCTACAAGAGCCCAATCTCATCATTCTGGAAGACCCCTTGAATCCACTGGAAGTATCTTTGCCTGTAAAAGATACTTCTCCTAAACATGACCAAAGTAAGGGTAAAGCTTGGTCTTTAAGATCAAAATAGTTTACTCCTAAGAAGGTTTCGCCGATTGCGTTACCTCCTGCCGAAGTGTAATAGTAACCAAGGAAAATTACGTTCGTAAATATTTCGTTGCTATATCCCTTTCTAAGCCAAGTCTTGGGACCGTCTGAAAGACCCGGTCTTTGCATTGATCCAATTGCATTGTTAATTGAACTTCCAGTATTGGAGCTAGCAAAAAATATATACCCGTCAACATCTTGAGTACTCATGGTCTCTGATTGAATGGCATCCATTAAGAGCATACTATTTACAGCACCAGAAGCATAAGCCGCACTGTAAAATGTATAACCTTCGTCTTCATCTCCAGCGCCAGCAATGATTCTGTATGAAGCATCGGCTGCAAATAGTGTAAAAAAAGTAGGTGAAGCATCTGTTCCACCACCAATTAATGTTTTTTCATCTGCGGCTGACGGCACTCTCGTAGCTCCCGGCGATCCTCCAGTAAATCCCGCAGAATAAGAATACTTAATCTTCCAAACAAGGTTCGTCGTTCCTCTTTGAATACAAAGCTCTCGAGTAACTCCGCCCATGGTTGGACATTGAATTCGAAACCAAGCGGAACTGTTCGCCATTCCCCCGGCTCCTGAAGAGCCTGTGGTTATCTGA